TTCTTGAGGTCGACGAGACGGTTCTGGTGAACGATCAAGCCGTCAACGGACGGAGACTTCTCGTATTCAGCGCCAGCAGCGTTGAGCTTGTCGAGGGTCTCGAATTCCATAGCGCCTTCGCCACGGAGCTGAGCCATGTAGTACTTACCCTGTTCAGGAGCCTTCACAGCGCCAGTCACAGCAGAGACGTTAGCGAAGGAAGAGCCATCTTCCTTAGCGATCTCACGAGTACCGCCCTTCTTGATGTCCTTAGCACGAACCTTAACGACGACAGAAGTAGAATCTGCGGTGACAGTTTCGAGAACCACGAAGACCTGTTCAGCGTCAGTCGGATCACCAACAGTGTCGCAAGCGTAGACGCCTTCGATGAAGAGCGGAGTACCCTTGTTGATGGTGATGCCAGAGATGTCGCTACCAGTGATCGTCAGATCCCAGAGAGTGTCATCTTCAGAGTTGACAGAAGCGACAGCCGTAGCTGAGTTCAGAGCGTCAGAAGCAGCCTTAGAGATGCGGACAACCGGGAAGAATCTCTGTGTACGATATTCAGCGCCGTGGAAGCGGCCGAGAAGACCCTTAGAGTACATATCCGGAGCATCCACCGGAACGAACTGCTGACCGTTAGAAGTGAGCACTGCGTGAACCTGATCAGCAGCGAATCCATAGACGTCGCCGTAAGCGACAGAGCTTACGTGAGCCGAAGCCTGAGATAGCGGGGTGAAGCCAGCGCCGACATAAGCAGTAGCAGCCTTGCCGAGGTCCTGATCGATCAACTTCTTGATCATACCCTGTGCCAACTTAATTCCCTGAGGACGAGAAACTTCATCTTCCCAGTTCTCAATGTCAGTCTGCTTCTCAATCTCATTGATCGTAACGAAGACATGCCAAGGTTCGAGAGAAAGTTCTACCTTGCGTTCAGTGAGCGTAGTCTTGTCGCTGTCATCAACTTCGAGACGGTTCACAGCGTCGCCAGTGTCGCGAACGTAGAAGGTGTAGGTCTGGCCGTTGTTCTTGCCAGCGAGCTGACCCTGGAAGTAAGCCTTAGAGCCAACGAGAGCATAAGCCATGTTCTCAGCAGCACGGACTGCAGTAGCAGTAGCGAGTTTGTTGGTAATAAAAGTATTAGCCATGATTCAAATTCCTTTCGCTATCACTTACTAAGGTTACCTACTCAGGTTTCTACCATTAGTGTGATAGCGTTTAGAGCCTTCGTTCAGTTTGCGTAAGAACGCGTTTGGATCGAAGACCTCCTTAGTATCCTTGTTAGCTTCGCTCTTAGTCTGCGATCCTACGATAGGAATAGGTTTCTTCTGAGGAGAGGGTTGCTGTGTCTCCTCAGGTTTCTTCTTCTCTTCAGACAGCTGCTTTTGAGCGAGCTTGATCCTGTTCTCTAGTTCTTGCATAGCGAGGTACTTGCCGTACTTAGATCTCTTCGAGAGCACTTCTTCAAGGTACTGAGGCTTCTGGATGAGTACAGAAGTTAGAATCGGGCTGAGTTCAGAGTCGTCGAGATAAGCCAGTACGGCTTGATCAGGATCGAACTCATCAAGAGTCTTCAATAGCTTCGGACCTTCAGTGTCGATCACTTGACGGAACTTAGCTTGACTTCCTTCATCAGGGAAGCAAGCAGAGATTCGTCTGTTGTTGATCTCTTCGTACTCGGCAGACATAGATGAAGAGAGCTCGTCGTAGATCTCGTCTTTCTGTCTCTCTAGCGTCTTCAGATCCACCTGATGATTGATATACTCAGATGGATTGTCGGCGTTGTACTCGACCTTCTGTTTCTTCAGCTCTTCAAGCTCTTTAGCAGCCTTAGCGTATCGTGCTTCTGCAGCCTTCCGCTTAGCCTTTTCTCTCTTGAATGCGAAATCAATCTTCTCTTGCTTTGTAGGAGAATGTTCCGGATCTTTGTTGTTTAAATCCTTCTTATCAGATCCAGTTTCCGGTTCAGCTGGCTTAGCTGGTTCTTGCTGTTCTGGCTCTGCCTGAGACGATGGCTCTTTCTGCTCTTTCGGCTCTTCTTTTACCGGTTCTTCAACGGCAGTAGTTGATTCCGGTTCCTTGACTTCCTCCGGTTTAGTCTCATCGTTAGCCGGCGATTTGACCTCTTCGGGTTCGTTCTTGGACTGATTTTCGAGAAGACTGTTCACCTTCTCCATGACTTTGTCGCTAGACAGGCTCATAATTTACCTTTACCGAGGAATTAGTTCAGAGGAGCATGGCCTCGTTCCTTGCTCATGAGAAATTAGAGGGACAGTTCGTACTTGACAGGTATCTCCCAGTCCGCATTCTCAGTAGGAAATGAAACACTGTTCTTTAGTGTAGCCATGCCCTGTACGAAGTTGACATTCCATGTGTAAGCGTTCTTGAATGTGTATCCCTTAGGCCAACCTAGAGCACCAGCCTGACTAGATCCCCATATCTTCTCTACGTCGTCCAGAGGAGCTTCTGAAGCCTGCATCTGGAGAAGAGTTGGCAGAGACGCGATAGGACTTCCGCTTATCTGCATCGAAGCAGTCAAGTGCTGAGGAAACTTAGCCGACAACGTCAATACTCCGAGGTTATATGTTCCTACAGAGAATATCTGAAATTCAGTTAGCTTGAACGTAGGATCAGTCAATCCTGTCGAAGAGTCTTGACGTCCAGCATATCCAATTAGCTTCAGGTCACTGTTCGTATCAGTGAACGTTAGTGTCTTGTTCTGCGTAGCGCCATAAGTGTCTCTTCCGCTATAGTTCGGACCAGAATATACGACATCAGACCACTTAGCCGAATCTCTCTGAAGAGTGTATGGACCAGTGTTTCCACTGTACTTGTAAGTGTGGTTCTGCTCGTTAGGATCCAGATTCGTTCTGTCAAGAATGATGAAGTGGAAATTCAGAGAACTGTAGTTATTGATCCAAGAGCCAGCTACGATCGAGTTAGGTACGAGGGATCTGAGGTTGTAGCCGTTTCCTTCAAGGAATCTGTTTCCAGTCACGTTGAACTGAATCGGAGACGAGATTGCGTTGTGGTAAATTGTTCCATGAATTTCACAGTTCAATATGGCTGGATTTACCACAGTCACACCACCAAGAATCGTACATGTGTCGAAGCCCATGTCAGCGCCAGACAGATTGCACTTTATCGTAGATCCCTTAGCGGATAGTGTAGTCACGTAGTGAGTTACCGAGTTGATGTCAGTGCATTCACTGTTCAGCATACCCATCGTAGTGATAGTCATGCTTCTAGCGAACTTGAACTTACTGTCGTCAGCGATGAACGAAGTCAAAGTCTGAGAAGCTCCACCTAGAGTTAGGCCATCGCAGTCCTTCATGTTGACGTTCTGCACAGCTGATGTAGATCCAACTATGCCTGAGCAGTTGATGAAATAGATATCCGTCTGCTTTGCGATGTAGTTGCTGAAGATAGCGTTCTTGTACCAGATCGGAGAAGAAGTGTCGTTCTCACAGCTGTCGTCTACGATTCTTCCCTTGAAGTCGAAAACTCTTCCGGAATTCTGAAGTGCTAGAGAATACCAGATGCTCGTAGTGGGGAAGTCGTCTATGTCGATCGTGTCGGATTCGAAGACAGTGATCGTGTTGAAGTCGACTCCATCCTTGAACATGAGCTCTGTAAGGCGCATATTCTTGAACGTACATCCGTTTCCGATGTGACCGTTAGAAATCAGATAGCAGCCGTCAAACTGAGCTCCTGTGATGTCTTCCATCGCTTCTACGACGATGTTAGACCAGTCCTTCTCGTTCGTATTGACTGGACTGTCGATGATCAGCTTGTAAGTCGGAGCATATACGCAGTTTACAGTGTCTACGCCCCAAGATGTTCTGACAGTCTCTCCTGCGATCGTGAACACTGCCTTGTAGCTCTGGTTAGAGAAACAGTCTAGATATGTGTCCGGGTCCATCACAGTGATCTGTGATGCCGTTCCTGTGTTGCCGAAGATTCGAGTCGATTCGGCGAACAAGCAGCCGTACAGATTCACGTTGTTGATCTTGTACCATGTCAGCTGTCCTCCGTTAGATCCGAAGTACAGAGGCACATGAATAGCTTGAGCGAACGTAGATGCGTACTGAATCTTGTAGCTCATAGTGTCAGAAGCATCTAAAGTGCTATCCGCTCCGAAGACGCCAAAGTGACGAACATCGAGTCCAGTGATAGAGTTGAACGTATTCAACAGAACCCATCGCCCAGTCGAGATGTTCTGAACTTTGATTATGGATCCACCATTGTCTGAGTCGATCGAGTCCTCATCCCACTCGTAGTATACTGTAGGCTTGTCACATACACTGTCATAGCCGAGAACAGCTACTACCTTCTCGCCTTCTCTTTCTTCTACCTCATCAGGGTTCAATAGAGCTAGATCATGGATGGTGTTTACAGCCTGAAGGGCATCAGATTCGACTGAGATACGATAAGTGAGCCATCTGTCTGCACATGAATACACGAAGAGCCAGCCGTCAGGATCAGTGTGGAAGTCTCCATTTCCGACGTATCTTTCGAAGACTATAGTGTAATCTTTGCCGTCTTCAAGAAATACCTGGCTGTTAGTCTGACCAATAGTGTTAGTGAATACTGGGTTTGCTAGAGGAGTCCCCGCTTCATCATAGATATTCTCTAGCTCAGTCGTATTGTATCGGTAGAAGCAAACTCTGCCGTGAAGAGGCGTTCCTTCAAGATCTAGAAATGAGTTTCTTATGTCAAAATGACGCACTGTAAGCCTCACAATTGTATAAACTTTTCAAGAGAAATTAGCCTCAAAGGGTTTAGATGTAGCTTCTTTTTTCTTAGATTTGTAACATGGACATTACACAAATCGATGAACAATGGTACGAGATTCCGAGAGCACGAAATCAAAAGAATGCAATAGTAGCCATTAGTAACACTGGAAAGTACAGAAAACTTGATGGTACTATTGGCATTTTAAGATTAAGACGGCTGTTAAAGTATGATGGCGAGAAAGAATACGCTTATCGAATAATAGCAGAACATTTCCTAATCACAGTACGACGACCAGACCAGAATCAAATCGACCATATTACTCATCATCCAGACGGATATGAAGTGAACGATGTTAGAAACATTCGTTGGTGTACTAAGGCAGAAAATAATAGATTTGAATAGGCAAGAGAGAATAAGTCAAAATCTCATGAAGGCGAGAAGAATCCCACATGGAAAGGAAATTCAGCAAAACCTGGTGCGAAATACAAACGTGCATCGAGAGAATACCGAGCTAATCCAACAGAAGAAAACCTAGCTGCACTTGAAGAAGCTAGGTTAAGATGGTATGAATATAGACGTCACTTGCGAGCTAAGAAGTCACGCCAGTAACTTCCGATGGATGGACTTGTAACCATATCGCCCGCCTCTTCTGGTGTCTGTGCGTACCAATATGTACGTCCTCGGTCAGTAGTGATTCCTGTCAGTCCTAGATCTCCGAGATTCTCAACTCTACGGATCCATGAAGATGAAGGTGACATATTGTATCTTGGAGTTTCTTCTAGCCAATATTTCTTGTACAGTTTCTCAAGCTGCTCTCCTTGAAGTTGAGCAAGAAGTAGCTGTGCAGGGCTCATTCCTGGCTTGACATAACGATTCAACAGCTCTTCATGCTCAGATGGCGATTGTTTGTAGGCAGCATCACTCATATCATGCACGAGAGTAGCGTTGTTTGTCCCTGGCCCAATGTCGAACTGCATATTAGACCTCCTTAGTACTCACTGCCATAGCGTCTTCAACCAAGTCCAGCTTCTTCTGTTCTAGATCGAGCGCTTTGTCAGCGAGATCCGTCTGAGACTTCGTCAGATCGAGCTGTAGCTCAACACCCTGCTTCTCAGCTTCAAGTCCCAGCTTAGCCTCTTCTAGAGCCATCTTGTCCTTGTGTTCGATAATCTTGAATTGATTTTCAACATCTCGATTCTGGAGCTGAATAGAGAACATCTGGTTCTGGAGCTTGAGCTGGCTGTTCTCTTGCTGGATAGCCTCGAGCTGCTGCATAGACTGATCTAGCATGTTCTTCATCTGCTCTAGCTCGTGAATAGCGATAGGATCAGTAGGCTGTTCAGATACGATCTTCAGCTGGTCGCCAAGGTTAGCGATGATGTCTGCCTTGATAGAGTCTACGAATTGACTGTCGACTGTATCGCACATGTGAACTGCAACCAGAGGCTGCATCTCTTGAGGAAGAAGCGTAGCGACAGCCTGAAGCTCTTGACGATGCTTCAAGTTGTTAGTGATTACGTCAGGTCCGTTCGTCAGATCGAAGTTGAGATCGTATCCACCAGTCAGCATCTCGATCACGATTCTGCCGAACGTTCTGCAAGCCTTGTAAGCATTCTCGTAGAAGATAGCTACGTTGCTCTGCTTGTTGTTGTTCTGAATTAAGATCTCAGTTGCAGTCTTATCTTCAGAACCAAGGATACCTGCAAGCGGGATTCCTATCACGTCAGCGATGAGCTCTCTCGAAGTCTGAATGATGTTTGTTAGATCTCCAGTCTCGAATGCCTCTTTGAGAACCTGAGGCATATCAGCGCCCTGATTGTACATAATCACAGAGCCATCTTCATCTTCCTTCTTCTCGTAGTAAGGATCTAGGTTGGCTCCAGCAGCAGTGGACATGATGATGTTGGCCTTGATAGACCTGTTAGCTCTCTCCATGAGGGTCGAGTAAGCGATGTTCAGTCCTAGCTGAAGTGACCATGTCTTGTCAACGATTCCAGAGTACTTGATGCCGTCAGAGCAGTATTTCTCGTATCCAGCGAAGCGGATGATAGGAATGTACTTGATCGGAAGCTCATAAGATTCTACGACATAGTTGCCGCAGATCTTGTACATGTCAACAAAGCCATCTTCGTTCTTGACGTAGTAGCTCACGATCTGAACGCAGTCTTCTAGGTTAGGCCACTGGTCGATTCCAGTGAACGAAAGTCTCGGCTGATTCTGCGGATACTTGTAAGGCACGACATCTTCGCCGTAGAGCCTCTTCGCTTTGTCTAGAGAGATGTAGTTGACGATAGCTCCCTGTTCAGCATCAGAGCCGTCGA